CGATACTGACAGGATCAAACATGGGATTGTCTTTATTTTAGAGGTTAAATGCTATTGTTAAAAGAATAATAATAATTGCAGAAGCAGCAGCAACAAGGATACTTTCAATGCGCTTAATGCGACCAAAAAGATCTTTGAATTGAATACTGGTTTCAACTTCGAGGCGAGCCGTGCGTGTATCAATTTGATGTATCTGTTCTGTCAATGAGGTAAGAGTTGGCTTACTCATTTATTAACTCGGCTTTGTAGGCCAAACTATACCAGAAATGTCCACTCCATGTTTATCAGCAATTAGTGTTGCTTTTGGATTCCATTTGCTTTCATCTTGGGCAGGCAAATCTCTTAACTCTTGACGATATGTTTTCCAATTAGAAGAAGCATCAGACCCAGACTCTAATGCTTTAGTAACAACCCAATCGCTATCCGCTAAACGGCTATCTCGTTGCTCTCTAGCTAACTTGACTATTTCATCTTTAGACATAGCATCTACCTTCGATTGTGTCCAATCCCCGGGTTGAGTTTGTGTTACAAATTTTGCAATACGTTCTTGACTTTCTGTAACAAACGAAGGCACAGAACCAGTTTTAGGAGCGTAAGCATAAGCCAAATTATCAACATCTGTTTCTGTCATATCTTTATCTAAGACTAACTGCGCCCAACCACCTGCTTCATAAGTTACAGTAGCTAATCCATTTTCTATTTTTGTAATTGTATATTTCATAACTTACCTTTCTTTTGACCTATAATTATCTCTGTAAGCATTTTTTCTTTTTCTATTAAATAAACTTTGCATTTTTTCTAATTCTCTCTTATCACTTTCATTTTCAGTTATATAAGAATAAGTGGTCTTTTTTTGTACCCTTTCAAAAGGAATTACTTGTGCGATAACTGTGCCAACGTCTACATCTCCACAAAAACCTTTTTTACAAAAAAATGGAAACTGTGCCGCAGTAGGATAGGTATCTGTATCTACAACACCTGCAATAATTTTTATTGGAATATCATCTCTATGAAATGGTGCAACATACAGGCATGACCAACCTTTAGGTGTTCGTATAGTCCACGGATTAGCAAGTTTTGGAATAAGGTTAGGAAGATTGTGATTTTCTAAACAAGTGTTATCTAGTTGTGATTTGTTATGATGGTGCATACCATATAGTTCTGCGGCACTACCAAATCCCTCTGGGTTTTCTATAAATTGACTATCATACGCAGTTTCATTTCTGATAAAAATATAATGCCAAAGAGGTATACCAAATCCTAATTTCATCACATCTGTGAATGGCATACATTTTTTTATGCTTATATTTTTCATAAGTTCGTCACCTTGTTTTTTTTCTGGAGGTATATTTAACTCGTGTCCTTTCATTTTATCTGGAAAGAACTGTGTCATCGGTTTTGGTTTTGGGCAAATTTCATAATCAACATCAAATCCTTTAGAAAATACAAAACGTAATTCTATATTTCTCGCTTTATCTGCAAGTTCTTCAATTTGTTCTACTGTTTTAAGATGTAGCACCATTAATCGTTCCTGTTGTTATTATATTTATTGAACCAGATGAAAAGTATGCCGCCTTACCTGCCGCACCACCTGACCCTGCTGAACCTCCACCTGAGCCTCCGCTTCCATTAGATACGTTTCCGTTTGCTCCTGTTGAACCAGTAGAACCTCCACTTCCACTTGAACCTGCCGCTCCTGCCGCTCCTCCATTTCCACCTGACCCACCAGAGCCACCAGTTCCACCAGAACCTGCGTTTGTTCCGCCGCTTGAACCACTAGAGCCAGATGAAGCACCAGACCCAGAACCTGCGGATTGACCATAACCATATCCTACTGCGCCTGCGCCACCTGCACCTCCATTCCCACCTGCGCCACCTGATGTGCTTGATGTAGAAGACTGCGTAACACCATATATTCTACGAAAGCCGGGATTATATGTGTAGTTATAACCGTTTCCATAACGAAAATAAGTAGAATTACCAGCAGTGACACCTACGTTTGCTTGATTAGATAAACTTGAATTTTGAATATTATAAGAATTTGAGGTACTGGTAAAAACCACAGACCCACTCCACACTACTCGTAAATTGTTACTGTTAAATCCTCTAATTTCCCAATAATAGTTACCTGAATTTCCTCCGCTACCTTGGCTACTGCTTGATGAAGTTGAACCATTACCACCTGCGCCACCTGCACCGCCTCCACCGCCGCCTGCTCCTCCACCACCTCCACCAGAGATTTCTCCAGTGTTGATTAAGTTAAATGAATGTGCTGAAGTTATTGCGTGACCACCTGCGCCTCCGTTACCACCAGTGCCACCATTTGCACTACCTGCTGAACCTGCTGCGCCACCTAAACCTTTAATTGTACCTGCGTTTTCTATTTGAAGAGTGCCACCCATACCAGACGGAATTGTCATTGGGCCTAAGTCAACACCTGATGGAATGATTAATATCTTTGGTGTACCTGATTGATAGTCAGAAGTACCAAACGCAGTTTGAACATTAAATGTACTTGCGGAACTAGCCGTTGCAAATATAGCGCGGTTTGGAAATGAACCAAAACCTAATACATTATAACCAAAGCTGCTCATTACGCATCATTCGCTGCATCTGTTGTAAAGAATAGTTTTATACCCAATAGTCTAGCATCGCCCGATTGGTCATCAGCAGAAACATCTCGCATTATTTGGAAGATACATAAATCTTCTGCCGCAGGTGAACCTGCTATAGTTACTGCACCAGATTCAGCAGTAATATTCAAATCACCAGAAGTTCCAGAATGAGCTTTAGCAGTTGGAGCCACCGCAGTACCAAATGCCGTGTTTAAATCTCCATTGTCAGAGAAAGAAACTCCACTCAATGCCCAAGAAACATCTCCAGTATTTGTACCAGATACAGTAAAGTAAGCTGAGAATGTAACTGTTCCTTCATTCCATGATTTTGGAAATGCTACTGAAAACTGTGCGTGTTCATCCGAAGAGGCATCGAAATCTAAGCACTTTAACTCAGGCCCATTTGATAATTCAACTTGAGCCAAAGCCGCACAACCATTGGTACTTTCTGGATACATAGCGGCGGCAGGAATCCACATAGTTTCTTTTCCCTGCTTCTTTACTGTATCTAATGAAAGGTCACTTGTTAATTCTGCATAAGTTCTACCTTTTACATGAGAACTGCCTGCTAATAGAATATCATTTGTTGTAACTGCTTCTTCCAGTTTAAGAGCGTTAGTATCTGACTTACCGAAAGTTAAAGCCGCTTGACCACCAATATCACTTAAAGTCTCTGCTGCCGTTCTTCCCTCAACGGAAGTGCCGTCAATTCTCAAAAAGTCATTGTCACTGACCGCTGCGTTGGCAGCTAGGATATTTCCATTGGAAATACCGATGGTGATAGTTGGTATAGCGTTCCAACTTGATCCATCATAAAATTTTAAACTATTCGATGAACTATTATAAAATAAATCTCCTTCGTCTAAAGAACTAGACGGATCAGAAGAACCAACTCGATATCTTTCGGCAAATGAATTAACTCCAGAAATATTAGATGCCGTTGTGTTGACGTTTGCTATAGCACCTGAGACTGTGGCTATATTAGCTACAACTCCTGATGCGCCAAGCGTTGCCATGTTGGTGACATTTGCACTAGTCGCAAGAGTATTAAGGTCACTTACGATATCCGATGTTGCGAGGGTGTTGAGGTCACTTACAATATCAGAAGTCGCAAGGGTGTTCATGTCAGCTATAACATCGCTATCAGCTAACAATGCCATATCTGCAATTACATCACTAACTGCCAACATGGACATATCAGTTATAACTGCACTTGCAGCTAATGTATTAATGTTTGTTTGGTTTGATGAAGATGGAGTAGTTGATTGCCAAGCACTACCATTATAAACCATCATAACATTGTTAGATGAGTTAAAGTATAGATCGCCTGCATTTAACCCTGACGATGGATCTGATGATGCAGAGCCGTGATATTGGCCAGTGAATGTACTTAAACTTGATGCAGCCGCAGTAGCACTAGCCGCTGCTTTAGCCGCGTAGTGAAGGGATGAATAGCCAGTAGTTGATCCGTCAGACAAGGTGAACTGACTATCTTCAGCCGTGACCGCGTATTTGCCTGCGTCTGCTGCTTTGTTAGTTGATATCGTAGCTTGAGCCGTTGCCGTATCTTTATGCCCAGATGCGGTGGATGCACTTGAAGCCGAAGCCGTAGCAGATGATGCTGCGTTTGTAGCAGATGTAGCCGCAGATACAGCATCGACTAATAATGCGAAATGATCCGTGTCTGTTAGACTATCTCCAACCACTGCATCAGCTACACAGATGTAGATATTATTGAGTTGAGCAGTTGTGGACCCTTTTACAATATCTCTCTGAACAAAAGCGGCAGTAGTTGTTGTTGCGCTAGTTCCTTTATAGGTGCCTAGTTCCTGAGTAACAGATATTTCACCAGAACTATCAAAGGCAAGTATCTTAGAGGCTCTATCTGTCGCTGAGTTGGTAAACTCCGTGCTAGTCATCGTATTCGTAACACTGAGCTTTAGAGCACGATCTAATTCTTCCTGCATGCCCTGGGTTATGAATGTAAGCCTATCAAGTGCCGATTCGTGAGATTCAGCCGGGAAAGAATCGTTCTCAACGTAATCGGTTGTCTGGGTTTTTGTAAGCACACGCTTAATAACTACTGTTGTACCATTGGCCGGACGATGGTTTGAGGACGAAAAATGAGCATCCGATGAAGTGCCAGTATTATGTTTGAACAAGACATTGCCGCCACTACTATTTCCCGCATTG